TTTTGCAACCGTTTTCAATCCAATACCAGGAACTCCATCTAAATTGTCTGACTTGTCTCCAACTATAGCACGAGCTAGCGCAAAGTTATTTGGATGAATGCAATGCTCGTCTATTATGCTATTTTGAGTTAAGAGTTTTTTTTGCACTGGTCTGTAGAGAATAGTTTTTTGATCGAGTAATTGATAAAAATCTTTATCACTAGAAACTATAATCTTTTCACTGTCGCGCAAACTACTATAGCGGCACAGATAAGATATAATATCATCTGCTTCGACTTCATCTGCGATTAACTGCATAACTGGAAAGTTATTTAAATACTCACAGATCCTTTCTTGTTGCCAGATTTTATTTTCTTTCTCTTGATCCTCTGTTAAAACCTTAAAGTTGCGGTTGAGACGAATAGGTGCTCTACCTTCTTTATAGTTTTTGTTCTGTTGCTTACGCTTGCGACTTCCACCACGACCGTCCCAACAAACAACCACCTGTGTAGGTTTCATTTCTCTGCAAAGTTTCTGAAGGGATTTAAGAAATCCAGTTGTGCCGCCAATTGGTTGACCCTCTTTCGAGAGTTGTGGAACTACAATGTAACTTCTCAGAAACATATTTAGTCCGTCTATAATTATCACTCTCTCGCTCATATTCTACCTTACGCAGTTTCCTCATAGAACTCAGTGGCATCGCCAGTTCGTTTATCAAACTTAAGAACAACTTCTTCGTCCATTATTTCGAGTACTCGTGCTTTGAATTTATCATCCTGAAGCTTGTCAATCCAACGCGCTGATTGGAACTTTTCACTGGTTCCATCTTCAAACTTAAGTTCATACCAAGCACCAGAACGCTCTAGGTGCTCGGAGCCTTGGATGGCATCGAACCAACTTTCTTCATCTGCAACACCGACTTGATCGCCCCAAAGAATTTGAAACTTACATTGGCGCCCTTGTGATCCAAAGCGAGACTTCTCTAGCTTAACCTTGACAGTGTTGCCAATACGATAACCTTTATCATCAGTTACAAAAGAAGCTTTTGCTTTTGGTCTAGTCAACCATACTCGCAATGAATAAGAATAAATCATTGCCTTACCACCGGGTGTCACATAAGGTGTAGTAAGCGTTTCCGAAGGTGAACGAGTGATGTTTGTTTTTAACTGGTTCAACACTAAGAAAGTCGATTGACTATTTGCAATAGGAACAGTTAATTTAGACATACCCTTTGCTAGTATTCGTGCCTTAACCGCCATACTAGATTGTGGATTGAAGTCACCTTCCACATCTGAGATAGAAGGTGTAAGAGCCAAACTATCCCAGATAAAAAGAAACTGGCTGTCTGTAGAAGAAAGTAATTCCTCCATTGTTTCCAAAACAAATTCTACTGATGTTGCTTGGACATAAAGGATCTTTGACGGATCACATCCTGCTTTTTCTAAGAAATTGAAGTCTAATGAAGACTCAGAATCAAAGTAAACAACATCGATACCCATGTCTTGAGCGTTACCTGCTATTTGTGCAGCCATGTAGGACTTGCCACTAGCCTCCAGCCCAGCTATCTCAGTAACCTTGCCGACTGGAATACCAGCTAGCTTACCACGACAAATAATACTGTCAAGCCATCTAGAGCCAGTTGGAATCCATTGTTTTACCGTCGTTGGGTTATTTGGATCTGCTAGATCTACAGAGACTTCTTGTCCTGCTTTTTTATTTATCAGTTTT